GACCAGGTAGTGATTGAGCTGCTGCTCCGTCTCCGAACCGATGATCGGCGGGTACAGGACGCTGTCGTTGTTCGCCAGCGGGACGAGCGTCAGCGTGCCGCCGCCGCCGGGAAGATCATCGACGAACGTGCGAGACGTGTTGTTGAACAGCGCGCGCAGCATTTCGAAGCGCCGCGTGTTGACGTCCTGAATGCGGATCGTCTCCAGTTCATTGTTGAACTGCTGAACCGTCAGGTACGCAATGCTCACGCGGTCGTAAGCGAACTGCGCGCCGAAATTCTCCAGCGGGTAGGCGACGTCCCAAGACCCGGACATCTGCACTGCGCCGCTCTGGGCCAGTCCACCGCGCCGCTGCAGCCGCCCACCGCCAGGGAGACGATAGCGCTCCTTGAAGTTCGGCGTCTGCATCTCGACGAACACGCTGTAGGCCGCCTGCACGTCAGCGTTGTGCTGCGCGAGGTACTGCTGCGCCGCCGCGTAGACAACATCCTGACCAATCGTGTTGATGAAGCTGCGGTCGTTGTCCGCCAGACCGAGCATGCCGTAAATGCCAGCCATGTTTTATCCCCCCTCCGCCTACAGCACGTTGCGCCAATCGGCTTCGATGTACGCGACTTTCGTGCGCGCGGCGTCCGACATGGCCACTACTGCGCCGATGATGACGCTGACCGTACCGGCGGTATCATCGACCGCGCCCGCGGTATTGGACAGGTACAGCTTCGCCCCGTAAGCGAGGGACGTGAGCGTGTACCCCGCGAGATGCCCCTTCTTCAAGATGCTGACCGCCTGCCCGCTGCCCACGCTGTTGAGCGCGATCCCGGCGAATTTCGCCGTGCCTGCCGCTGATGCGCTGCTCAGCACCAGATTGCCGGACGAATTCCAGTACACCGCTTGTCCAGCGGTGATCGACGCCCCGGCGACGGCGTCCACAATTTCCGCAGTCCCCGGCAGGACAGGGCGAACCTGCGCTGCCGTCGAAGCCACTACTGCCATGTGTCTTTCCCTTTCTGACTAGTAAGCAATGCGTTTGATCACCTGACTGGCGAGCTTCTTGCCGTCTCCCGTGCTTTGCTGGCCGGGATTGAGGTTGGGCGCGAGCGGCTTCACCAGTTTCCCCTCATTGGCGTCAAGCCATGCGGCTAGTTTGTACGGTTCATAGTCAACCGGCACGAGGTCGCGCACCGCTTCGGGCAGCCGGGCGATGCGGTCGGCATTGCGCTTGCGCGTCGCTTCCAGCAGCGCGGCCACTTGCGCCTCGTACTGCTTCAGGCGCTCGATCTCCGCCGCCCGTTCTTCCGCCAGCTTCTGCCACTGTCCCTGCTCAGCAAGGCGCTTCTCTTCCTCCAGCTTGCGCGCGGCTTCAGCTTCGCGCTGCGCTTTCTCGTAAGCCGCCAGTTTCTTGCGCCGCTCCTCGCTCTCCCGACGGAGCGCGCGGATGTAGTCGCGCACCTCTTCGGGTAAGGCGTCAAGCCCCTTGGGCGATGTCTCCGGCGCGTTCGTCTCCCCCGTCTGCGCTTCAGGCGCGGCGTCGTCTTCGCTGTACCAGCGGCGCGCGCGGGACAGATCGATCTGTGCCTCTGCTCCCGGACGACGACTTGCGCGCAGTGCGTTTGTGAGCATCAGGCTCATCGTGTTTTCTCCCTTACGGCTTCATGCCTGCCATGACCTAACCAAGTAGTTCGCTGAGCGACGCTTGTCGCACCATATCCCCGAACACGGGGTCGGAATAAGACTGAATGAAGTCTCTCAACCGAACGCGGCCTTCAGTCCACGCCTCGAACGCGCTTGTGCCCATCAGTTCGCGCTGACGTGCCTCCGATTGCGCCCTGAGCCATTGTTCCCCCGTGCTCACAGTCACGGGCCGCCCGCGCAAGACCATGATGCTCGTGCAGCGCCCGTTATGGTGATCCAACACGACCTCGCCGGGGCGCATGCTTGTACCGTGTAGAGCAAGACAGCACAGGCAGATCCGATTGTCTAACGTGCCGATGCGGATAACGGTTTGGGCCAGTTCCGCGTTGGCTTGATGATGCGCCGCCGTTGCGACCCGGTACGCATGCAGTTGCGCCGTCCGCATCAGCGTGTTCGCCCGGTAGAGCGGGATCTCTTGAACCGCCTGCTGGATATCGAGCGCCAACTGTAGGGGATTTTCCCCGTTCACCACGCCGCGGATGACGATGCTGCGAATTGCATCCGCCGCGCCAGTCCGAAAGCGATCGACTTCCGCTGACCACGCCGGGCGCAGCGTGATGTCCACAATTTCGCGCACCGCTTCCGGGTCAGGCGTGTTCCACTGCACGCCGATCCGCAGCAGCGCGTCGTCGTTCAGCCCGCCGAGGGTCAGTTGCCGTACCGCCGTCGCAGCGGCTTCAGCCCCTTGCTCAACCGCTTTGCTTGCCCCGGTTGTCAGCAGGGCCGCCTGCCCGCGCAGCGCAGCGTCAAGTTCCGCGAACAACGCGCGCAAGACCGGGTCATCCGGCTGCCAGCGCGTGCCGCGTTCTTCCAGTTCGCGCCCGCGCGCCTCAAGCTGATCCAACCGCAATCGCAGCGCGCCGGTATTGCTCAGCCGACTGAACGCCTCAATGACGCCGCGTACCGCTTGTGTGTACCCGCGGTCGAGCAGCCGCTCCAGCAGCTCCCCGATGGTTTCCGAGCGCGCTGACGTCACTGGACGTACTCCACCGCTTCGTCGTCAGCGCCTTCCGCCGCGAGCGAGTTCAGCACAAGTTCAACGTGCTCCTTGACCGCTTCGACATCGACTTCAGCAAGGCTCAGGCCGTCGGCCTGTAGTTCGCGCTGCAATTGCGCCAGCGCCCGCTCCAGCCTGTCGATGACGCGCTCATGTGCCGACATTGAGTACCTCCGTCTCGCTTCCTGTGAACGTTGGAAACATCGCCCCAATTTGAGCGATACTGTTCACGCGCTCGCCTGACCGTTCAGCAAGAATTTCGCTGATCTTCGCCTCATCCCAGCCGTACACGGATGAGACCATGCGCAAGAATTCGCGCTCGCTGACAAACGGTTGCAGCTTCAGCGCGTTCTCGACAACTTGCGCGTCGCTGCGCGGTTCAGCATCGCGCCACAAGCAGCGCCAGGTGCGCGCTGCCGGCGGTTCATCGCCGAACGCGGCCTCAATCCGCGCCGCGAGTGCGATCACGTTTTCCCAAGCGTTGCCCCAGTAGACCTGCGCGCGCTTGATCCGCCCGATGAGGCGAATCTCCATTTGTTTCAGGCTTTCCCCGGAAGCGTTTGCGCCGGCTTGTGTGTAATCCGGCGTGCCAGTGACGTCGTAGATCTGGGCGCGCAGATACCGGGCCGTCTCCAAGTGCGGCAGGATATCACCCTGCTCGATCGCGCCGATCCGCACCGCCTTCAGCCATTCCGCTGTACCCGCATCCGGGCGCATCGCTTTCCCCGTTTGCGGATCTCTCGGTACGACCTCCCAGATCGTCCCCGGCGCAACGCTTTTCGGCGCTTCCACCCCGATGGTGTACCGGATCTGAAAAGCGCTCAGTTCCCCCGCGGCGATTAGACTGTGTACGGTACGGTTCAGCGCGTTCTGCACCGGGATCGCCGACTCCAGCGCTGACAGGCCGAAGCCGCCGCGCGTCCGCTTCCGGTTGCGGAAGTGGATGACCGGTACACCGAGCGGTTCACCGCTGGCGTTTGTCCACGGGATGTACCGCCGCCCGTTCGCCTCCACATACGGTTCATCGTCCGCATATGCCCACGTGAAGTGCCCCCCGTTGACGGACTGGAGCTTCTCCAGGCGATCAGCGTAGTACACGTTCAGCCGCGTGCGCACGGTCTGACTGTCCATGACCTCATGCCAGATCTTGAGCGCGCACAAAATCTCGTCACTGGCGCTGCTGGCGTATACGACCATCATGCCGTCGACGCCGTCAAAAGCCGGCTCGTGCGTCAGCCGTGCGTGCCCCGTGCGCTCATCGAACGAGACCATGACGTAGGTGTCGCCGTCCCGCGGACAAGCGTCGTGCACGTCAAGCTGAAGCGCGTCAAAACGGTTCAGGTCGAGCAGTTCTGTCGCCCAGGCGTTGGCTTCAGCGTTCTCGCTTTCGATGCCGGTGACCCACAACCGGTCGGTAAAAGCGTGCAGGACGTTCTCGCAGTGGTTGACCACGAACTCTTCGCCGGCCTTCACATTCAGCGCTGTCCGCTGCTGCGCGTTCAGCCAGCCGAAGTCGTGCAGGCTGTCGATGTATTCGCGGTACTGCGCAACCTTCGTCGCGCGCAGTTCCGCATCACGCCGCCATGCATCGGTTACGATCTGCTTGCCGAGCGCGTTCTGGATGCTGCTCAGCATGACCCGTGACTGTGTGATCGTCATAGCACCTTGTTACTCCCAAGCGTGACCACACTTTGCGGTTCGCTGACGCCGGCGACCAGATAGCGCAGCGCGTCCATGGCGTGGTCATTTGCCTTGAGCGGCTGGTCGCGCATGACGCCGTCGCGGCTCGTCATCCATTGGTACTGCTCAAACTCCGCGAGCAGGTTTGCGCAGCCCGCGTGCACCAACAGGCGCGGCAGCCCGTCCGCCCGCGTCACCAACCGCGCTTTCACCGCCTGTATCCCGTCCGTGACCGCGTTATCCGCTTTCACCGCAGGCAGCCCCGCGTCGAGGAAGCGGCTGATGTTCGTCGGCTCAGCCGGGTCACAGTAGAAGGTGTCGATCCCGTACACGTCCGTCAACTGCTGCGCGACCCGAACCCAGTCGTCGATGAGGCGCTGCCGCGCATACTCCTCGTGCAGCACGTACAGCCGCCCATCACCGTCCAGTCCCCCGACCACGATCACGCCCGGATTGGTGTAACCCCAGTCCACGCCTGCGGCGATGCGGACGAGCCGACCGCGCTCCACCGGGGTCACGTATCGATGAACGCGCGCGTCGTATTCCGGGTACACCAACCCCTCAAAAGCGACGAACTCAGCATCCAATTCCTGCCGGGCGAAGTCGCCCGCATAGCTTTGGCGCAGCGATTCCACAAACCCGCGATCCAGATACGGGTTGTCTTCTGTTTTAGTCCGAATGAGCCGATGATCGAAAAGCTGCTCCTGAACGAACGTTTTGTACACCCAATTGCGCCCCTTTGGCGTCGTCGTCAGCCAGGCGTACCCGCTTTGTCCAAACTGGCGCAGGCGCCCGATGCCGATTTGCCAGACGATCGGGTCGTAGAGCGCCGCTTCGTCCGCGAACCACCAGGTGACGTTCACCCCGCGCAGTCGCTGCGGCTCCTCGACCGAACGGAACAGAACTTCACTCCCGTTCTCAAGGACTGCAACCATTTCGGACTTGATGAAGTCCACAACCCGGCCTTCAGCGACTTCAAGGAACGTTCTCAACGTCGTATCTTCTAACATCCGATACGTCGGAGCCGTGACCAGTCCCAGATTCGGCGTCCGAACCGTGTTTGCGCCGATGTGCCCGTATGCCGCCCGTAACGCGCGCGCCGCGCCGGCCAGGCTTTTCCCGCTGCCGATGCCGCCGATGAGCGCGACGAAGTGTTCGCCGGCCATCACGAAGTCGTACTGCTTGCGGTAGAACGTCCGCCGGATCGGGGTGACGGGGTGCGCCGGGTCA